CAGTTATTAAGGATTTATAATTAAGGGCAGTGTCCTTATCACATATAACAATATCATCACCTAATAAGGCATAATCCTCAAAAGGGAGATCCCTTCCAGCTCTTTTAGCTGAAAGTTGCACTATGATGTGATGTGATAAAGAGAAGACTGGCCAAGATGAGTACAACCCTAAAGGTTGTCCTACCCTATAGTGAATTTCTTCACCAGTAGGTGTCCTGAATGGTAATTCAGCGACAAGTCGTGACCAGTGTTCTGCAATATCAGGATTGTATAGATGTTCCATTACAAGTCTTTGGACCCAAAGAGGGAACCTATCTGTCGCGTCCGAAAGGTCGTAACAGTAAAATTCTTTCTTTGATAACAATTCTGACACATCTCCTTGATTAAATGTTTTGTCGGCTTTGAAATTCTTCAGAACCTTCATCACATCATCATGGTAGATCTTAAGAAGTGTTTGTGTCCAATAATCTCCAATACCGATGTTTCGGACTTTTCCTTCTTTATCTGGGAAGTGTGTTAACCTTCTCAGTATTGATGGATTAGTCTTAAGGCGTGTTGGTTGTATATTTTGTTTAAAATACTCAACTAACCCGCCATCAACATCTAACTTAGTCCATGACTCATAAATACTTGAGTTATAGAATGAGTAAGCTTCGTTGACACAATCGTGTATTGCAGGCTTCTTGTTTGGACCTTTCTTTACACTCGTATGAAAAGTGTGCCATAACGGTACTTTTCTCTCTAGATTTAACTGACTGAGTATGTCTCTTAGTTCAAATTCTAAGAACATAGGATCATCACCTTTATATTCATCAGTAATTGAGGAATATGAAGGTTCTCCCTTTTGCTTAATGACTTTAGTAAGAGTTAATAGGGTTAGTGCAAGTGACATAACGTCAACTTTGTACTCACTTTTTAAACTCTTTTCTATTGGACTTAAGAAACTTGGAAGTCCTCTCTTGTTCAGAGATATAAACATCTCTGATCGGGTTACTGGACTCCCATTTACAAACTGAAGGAAGATCTGTCTCATCGACTTAACCATTTTGATTGAGTTGGTAAGACCTCGAGTTTTGACAAGTCTATTGAACAAAGTATGGAACCTTGAAGCTGATTTTGCCATAGCTTCTTGGTGTTCAGTGGGAATCTTACGCAAAGGCAGTATCAATTTTAAATAAATTGAGAAACTTTTGTTGAAGTTTTCCATCTCATTATGGCCTTTATCAGTGAGTT